GAAGGTTCTTTGTAATAATCACTACCACGATTGATAATTTGCACATTAGAAATTTCACCAACAGTATATGTGTTTGCACCAGAAGTTACTGTGTATGTATTTGCTAACTCCGTAGCACGAACAATTAGACCAGAGCCTCCAGTGCCGCTATTGCTTACGATTGCGGTTGTGCCTAATTGATATCCATGTCCAATTGTATTATATTGGAGTGCTGTGATCGGAGATTGTTGAATCGATGCAACAAGTGCTTCAACATCAGATCCATCACCCGTAATTGTGATAGCATCTCCAACTTGATATCCGGAACCAGCGTCATTAACGGTAAATCCAGTTATCATACCATATAAAGTTGTGGTTAATGTTTCATCTAGAGTGTCAACAATAGACTCTCCAGCATCAAAACTTCCACTAACAAGTTTTAGTGTCATCTCGGCAACTTCAACGCCGCCGACAACATATTGTTTGATATCGACAATGTTACCTAAAGCACCACTAGTATCACCAACAACTGTTTTATTTAAAAATTCAAATATCCTACTAGTAACAACGGCACGAATGATCTGTGATTTTTCAAACTTTCCATCAGAAACGCGCAGTAAATCTCTTCCTGGATAATAGAAATCAATGTTTTGATCGTATAGAAGTTTAAACAGAAATCTATATGATTGCTCATTACTTCGAGACTCATAAAAATCTTTAAAGTGTTGTGCTAGAAGACGTTTATCTCCAAAATAAGATTTAGGTATACTTGGATATAATTCTTCCCGTAAATAATCAACGTACTTGTCTACAGAAAATTCTAAATTTTTATAATTTAATACGTTACCAGATGCCCTAGTAACATTGTCTTTGACGATAGTAATAATTCCAGTTGCAGCCGATGTGCTTCCCGTAACTATTTCATTTATGCTAAATGGAATTCTTGTTTTTAAAAATACAACCAACGATCCAGACTTAACTTCTTTTACTGTTGCAGTAGCACCAAAACTGTCACCAACAATATCTTCGCCAGCAACAAAAGTTCCGCTAATAGATTTTAACGTAATGGTGGTCGACTGAAGCCATTCATAGTAAGCCTTTAAAAAGAGCGCAAACTTTTCTGTATCAACGGAAGGGTTTTCGCCTATAAAGGACTCTATGTTTAGAGACGGTTTATAAAATGTGTCGTTCATTTTATCTATTAACAAGACTTATAGTCTTGTCGTCAATTGTTGATACAGTAATATCATCTTCTCTAATAGAAATGATTTGCCCGCGCAATGGAATAATATCTTTGCCCGCTGGAATTGTTGTGATTTTTAATGTTGTACCGCCTTCAGCAAATGCAGAAGGTGCAAAATTATTGAGTATTATCTTGCCAGTTGTATAGTCGATTGATCCCGCATTAGTAGAAACTCCAATATTATTCAATCCGGAGATTCTGTATATTCTAATGATTTCATTATTATCTTCTAAGTAACAGTTTTCAAATCCATTTAACGTAAATGCGTTTGATGTTAATTTACTCGGAGTTCCATATGGATGAGATGTTGGACGACCAAGAGTTGTGTTATCTATTGGGTTTGAGAAATTAATTTCATATCTAGTTCCTATTCCCAACTGCACATCAATTTCTTTTCTCATACTCAAAGTCGTATTATTACTTAAAATTGAACGTTCACACACATCAACCAATCTAGTTAATTTTGAATATCTGAAATATTTTGAGAATTGGTTGATTTCATTTGTGTTATATGATCCGACAGTATCAATCACCAGTTGTTCTATATCACTAGCAGTTAAAATAGTACTATCGGCATCATATTTAACAACTATATCTAATATGACATATGTGTATTCTGGATCCACAATCTCGGTAGAAACAGTTAAAATCTTTTTAGGATTAATCACTGAGTTGATCAGATTAACCTTTTCGGTTGCAGTCAATACAGAACCAACGGCTGGTTTGATTGCAAGAAATACTTTTCCATATGTAGGAGGATCATTGTCTTCGCCACCCCAAACCACACACGAACCAACAGAAGCCTGCTTCAGCATGAGTGCCTTATAATCTTCAGCGGTCACAACACGATTTTGTGCTTCATATGCCTTCGGGGCATTAAATTTAATTTGGTTGATAGTTTCTCTACTATTTCCGCCAGTTGCAGGATCAGTAGCAACAAATTGAACAGCAGTGACATTAGTAATAGAATCTACATATGTCAATGATTGTACATCATTTGCACCTGTGCCATTAGACGCTAGATATTCCAAGACAACAATATTTCCGACATCTAGCTCAACGCCAAAAGTGTCATCTCCAAATTTAACTTCATATTGTCCATCTTCAACTTCTTCCAAATAATAAACGCGAGTTGTTGGCGTAATTTCAACTAAGTTATCGCTAGGTACAAATAATCTTGTTGTACTATCAGAAGATGAATTTAATACCGACACTGTTAGCGTTGTTGTGTCTGCATTCGAATTCGGAATTAAAAATCTTTGATCCGAACCGGACGTACTTACAGTATATCTAGTTGTGATTAATTCACCTTCTCTCAATGTAATAGTTCCAGAATAAACTCCAGAACTATTATAAATGATTTTTGATGTCACATTAGAAAAGGTATATGTTTTTCCGTCAATAGTTCCAGAAAATTCTGTATATGCAGGAATCAAGATTGACGCTGGCGCGCCAGAAACAGTTAAAGTTACTGTTCCCGAAATACTTGCAGACGTAGTTGATCTTGGAGTATAGTTTAAAGACTTAGCTAAATTGACAACAGAATTTCTTTTCTGTGCTGTCGCTAAGAAAGATTCGGCCGCAACCATATTAAGATAAAATGAATTATGATAGGTGTTGTATGCAAGCAAATCCAACAATACGGAAAGACCAGACGCATCAAAATTATAATCTCTAAATTGGTCTTGAGCTTTTAAGTAGCTCTTAAAGTTGGCTTTGATTCCATCAAAACTGAGTTCATCTATTTTTAAATTATTGTCTATGGCCATTATACAGCCCTCGTTATTGTTGTTTCTAAGATACCCAGTGTATTAATATTCTTAATCAAATATTGAATTTTTATGTCCATACCACCTTCATCATCAAACCTAACATCAACGCCCTGCACCACAACTCTAGGCTCAAACGTTCCTATAGTCCTAGTCAATTCTTGTTTCAAGTTAAACTCGGTAAATCCTGGCTCGTAACTAAACAGATAATCGTAGATATCGCATCCATATGTTGGATTGAATGGTCTAGTTCCCTTTTTAGTTTGTATTAGGTTGAGTATAGACCTTTTAATCGCAACTTCATTTGTGATAGGACGCACATCTCCACTCACCGGATGCGGTGTGAAGTCCAATCCTAAATCTTTATATATTACGATATCTGCCATAATTTTCTCTTATTTATGTTGGTTGTTCTGCCGTTTTGGCGCCTTGAATTTCTTTTCTTCGCTCTTTTGTTGCCTTAGCTAACTCAGCTAAAGCCTTACGCGCCCTAGTTCCTGCGGCTTTGTTTCCTTTGATTTGAAATTTATCATTTTCTATGACGTATGTTTCAAATAAACTTATTAAATTTTCGTGATTTGTCATTATTACCTCTAAAGTGTTGACATGTGCTTGACATGATGTTATACTACTGTGTAGCCTATGATATTGACTATATCCTTTACTGCTATAGCGGTAGAGTCTTAGCAAGAGCAATATCAGCATCTTGCAATACGTTTTTAGCTTCTAATGCAGTGATTCTTAGAAGCAAAGCTGATAATGTAATATTGTTTACACTATCAGACAATCGTAATTCGTTGTTTCCATGAAGTTGTAATGCGCCATTCGCTAAACTTATCTTGGCATCATTTACATCCCACACTATCGAATCGTTTTCTGTCACACTAGAAAAATTTCTAGTCATGTCAGGTGGTGATCCAAAATACTCTGATGATACTACAGGTATTGCGGGTAAATATCCTAGTATCGCTGGCTCTTGAGCCGCTAGAGAATCTAAGAAAAATCCAAATACCCAATCTCCAACTTTTGGCGCGCCATATAAATTCCGAGTATTAGTCGGATGTATAGATAATGCCCAAGGTAAATCTTCCGATGGCACAAGATTCGATGATTTAGTCGGATGATATCCAAAGCATCTAACTCTGGAACGACCTAGCGTCAATGGGTCGTCAATATCTTCAACGACTCCAATCCACCAAACAAATCCATCTTGACCAATAAAATTTCTCATCAATTATCCAATGTGTTTAAAATACTGAATTTCTTTTTCTTGTTGAGCAATCCACTCATCAGATGGCTTTCCTTCGCCCTTGTAGTAACGCAAAGGCTTGCCTGTCTTCTTAGAGACTAACGCCCATCTGCCATCTACTTGTTTAAGTGTTTCGATTAATTCGGGACCATAAACTTCTTCTTCCCACTCTTCTTGTGAAAGAGTAGTGCCTTGTATAAACTGTTTGAATTTTTTCATAGCTTGTCTAATTCTGATGTGTCTACTGCACCTGGAGGAACATTGTCTTTAATCCAAGTGAGTAATTGTTTTTTCACATCAAGTTCTTTCTTAGCAGGTTTTCCTGGTTCTTTAAGTACCAAATACTTAAAGTCTTTGATAACAGGATTACCTTTCTTATCTTTGTATGCTTTATTTGTTTTTGGATCAACAATAAAAATTGTATTCTCTGGATTATTTAGAATGACATAAATGCCGCCTTGAACAGTTGGTGGCATAGCTTTTGTTACTAAGTTATATACAGTCTGTGCCGCACCCGCATGAGTAGCAAGCAGAATGTCTTCTGGCACAACTCTTGCTCTTGATTTGTTATTCTTGATTGCAATCTGATAGTTAGTCAAAACCCAAGATACGTGAATGTTCTTTGGTTCATATCCAGCGTCAAACAACTTTGGTAAAACATCTGTCATATCACTGATATCTTTGAATGTGCTATCAAATATGATGTTTGGCAATTGCCCTTTTTCAGCGCCAGCAAGCATCAAGTCTAATGTTTTGTCTTTTGATCCAGTAGCACGAACAAGCGTGTGTAGAATATACACATGATTTGAATTTCTAAGATTTAAATCGCCCATCTTTAAATTCTTGTCAAGCAATTCTTTTTGAATAAGTTCTTTATCTTTATCGGAAATTTTATTGCCATATTTGTTAAGTAAATCTTGTGTCGTAAATTTACCAAGCGCATCTAACTTTTGAAATGCAATCTTCAATTCATCAACGTCACGTATTTTAAACTCTGAGCCTTGCATAAAATGCTGAATTGCAAAACCTTTACCCGAACCTGCACCGCCAGCAAGGAATACAATCTGCCCATACTTTGCACCATTATTATAGAGTATTTGTTTCTCTATAAGCTGAGTCGCTTTGTAGTCTTTTAAATCTACATACTCTGAAAATTTAAGTTGTGCCATTTTTGTATGCCTTTAGGTTTCTCTATTCAAGTCTAGAGGCGTTGATCCTCTTGTAAGTTCTAGTCGTTTTACATATGATGTTCCGGTCAAACTGTGTTTAACTCCAGATACAAAATATTTTCCAGAATGAAATGCATCTGGCAATTGTGTAGCCGAGTTTAGCGTCAGTTTTTTATCGTATGCGCTGGGAATTACAAGATTAACCACATGCCCTACTCCAATTGAATTAGTTGCTCCTTGAATGTCTACCTCAAGTTTAAACATGCTCTTAGATAAATGTCCAAACATATTGTTTGGCAGCCACGACTTTCTATTTATTGTATCATTAATTGACGATAATATCAAGCGTCTTCCTGGAATTTGATTTTTATTATTATCATATGTGTTGAATATATTTTTATCATCAATTAATTTATTTTCATAAAAATCGCCAGTTTCCCTATTTTTATAGCCAAACTTATCAACCTGATATTCTCTTGTGATGGGATCAATTGCCGTTATTGTTGTGTTGTATAGCCCTAATGTCATACACTCCAAATGATTGAAATTTTCAACGTGTGTTAATTTTATCACACGTATGATGCCAGGTTCCACTTTTCCGTTTTGGTTTTTAGTAACGTATAATGTATGAATTCCGCCGCCTTCAGATTCTCGTATTAGATTTTCATAACTACCAAAATAATGAGCCGATGCAAATTTCTGTCCATCTGGATATGTACCTATCACTGGAATAAAACGTTCAAAGAATATATAAAATTTATTTTTCGAGCAAGCCCTTTGCGTCAATGCCTCAATTGCTTTATGTGGCATTAAACCTGTGCTGATAAACGGCGTAGTCAATGTTACTTTTGGATCTTCCATCGATAGATCATTATCCGACATTTCTTTAAATAATGATGATACGGCCGCTCCGATGTTGGTATTCTTGTAGCTTTTAAAAATTAATTTTTTTGCAGATTCAACAAAAGACCTCGATGAAAAATATAGAGTATATTTTTTAGATAGATTTGCAATATCGACAGTGTGTTTACTAATTTTATTTACAATAAAATCTTGACGCCACACTATAACATCTTGGGTTCCAGGCATAGAAACTTTTAATATAATAGTTTCTCCACCACTTATCTCACACTTTTCGATTGCCCCTGATGTGTCGCCTATAGTAACTGCACCAAATACGGATGAAGAAAACATATTTTCATCTATATTAAAATCCACAAAAGAATCCAACAACGATAATCGTTCACCGCGTCTAGTGACGATAAACATTTCGTTTATTATAACATCTCCCCCTATTTGCTTTTGGGGAAGATTGTTCTTGACTAACGATATGTCATTTGGTTCGTCTATTCTACTGTCTTTAGCAATAGCACCAAACGGATGTGATAGATTATGATCCATATATTATACTATAGGCTTTAGTAAGATGCTTTTTAGTCCTGCATCCAAAGCGCCAAGAGAACCTTTTTGCATAACAAGAATTTTAGATTTATTTGTATTTTTTCTCAATTCCCACTCATACTCAGTTTCCGACCGCCTATTAGCCGCAGACAATAAATTCCATTCGATGCTATCAATAATATTTCCTGTAGAGTTGTTGTAGTAATATTTTATAGTTGTCATGGGATCATTCAGATTGCCATATTTGTCTATGATGTAATTTTTGAAGGTTTCACTATTTTTAGGCCAATCATCGTGAATGCTATACAGATTATTTGTCAGCATTATAATCCAATCATATTCTGGGCTTCCGTATAATTTATAAGATACGTAGTCTGGAGTTTCGCCGTCCCTAATTACATATGGACTATAGCCAACTCTTCCGAATGCTTTTAAATAGTTCTTTATTTTAGAAACATCAGTAATGTCGATGGCTCGTAAATAATCATAGTCGTTAACTTTATAACGAACTTTTGGATAATTTGAGAATATGCTCATTTTTAGAAAATCGTTCTAGTTGATTGTGTGAATTCGTTTGCAAGAGTACCAGTCGTTGGTAATGAAGTTTCTCTCAAATTGACTGTCAGTGTTACTTCACTAGGATAGTATTTTCCTTCAGCAGTTGAAGTAAAAAATACCATTTTGTTTTGTGATCCATAATCAACAGATACATTTTCGATTACACAATATTCGCTGGCAAATATTTCGGAAATTTTTTCCACTGCACCCGTTGTAGATCCAGAAACTCCTTGCTGAAGCACTAATCTGAATTGACACGTATCTGGATATCCAAAAGTAAATGCCGCACTGTATCCTCCGTAAATATCTGATCCCGTAGTTCCAATTAAAGATGAAACTTCATCGGCGGATAATGTATTCGCACTTGCTGTCGTTGGCGCCGCCGCCTCCGAAGGGTTGTCCGCGTTGGCGGAAATTTCTTCAGGAGAAATGACGGCCTGCCCAACTCCAACCTCTCCAGTAGTAAATTCGTCTGGTATTGCTCCGGGATGTCCTTTGGGAGACGATGCATGTCTAAAACAGTTGATGATATCAATCATGGCTTTGGCTTCTGCTTCGCTTGTGGGTCTCATTGTGAACGGTAGAGTAAATCTTCTGAATGTGGGACCGTTATATATTAACTGTTGAAAATTATTCAAGACTCTTCTTGATATAAATTCGTATTGTGCTTTACCATTTAAACCTGCGGAACTAACAAATCCTTGTGCGGCCGCACTTGCACCTTTAAGTTGTTTAAATAGTCCTTCCATGGTTCCAGTCCCAGTTTTTGTTAGCGTTTTCCAAAGTCCATCGCTTGCACTTCCTGGTTGACCAAATATGTTTGCAGTTTCCGTATATCCATTACTCAATGTTGTTTGAAACGTTCCTCCCATGCGTATAAATATGATTGGAGCATTAACGGTCGTTGCCGCAAATGCATCAAAAAACTCAAACCGAGCCATCGGTGAAACAAAGTCGCTGTGTGAATCTGAGGAGCCGAATATTAATGTTGATCCTGCATCTCCAGGATATTCACCAACGCCTTGATTTATACTAAATGGAAATTGAGTTGCCACTTTTTATTCTCTCTATGAAATCTTATTATTCTATTTATGTCGTACAAAGGTAAATTTAAACCTAAAAATCATCAAAAATACAAAGGTGATCCAACAAAAATTGTGTATCGCAGTTTGTTGGAACGCAGATTTATGATATATTGTGATGAAACATCATCTATACTTGAATGGTCTTCCGAGGAAGTAATTGTGCCTTATATTTCTCCCTTAGATAATAGATATCACAGATATTTTGTTGATTTTTGGATGAAATACAAAGACAAGACTGGAAATATCAAATCGGTTTTGATTGAAGTAAAGCCGGACATACAAACACGGGCGCCTATCAGAAAGAATACTCCAAACGGTAAACCAACCAGACGATTCCTTAATGAGGTAATGACATGGGGCGTCAATCAGGCAAAATGGGAAGCGGCAATAAAGTACTCAATCGAACGAAATTGGGAATTTAAAATCATAACCGACAAAGATTTGAGATAAATAGAAGTATGACTATATTCGACAACATATTAATTAAAGGTGCCCAACAGGGTGTCATTCCTGCAAAAACATCAGATGCGAGGGAATGGTACAGGTCGGCCGCAGGAAAACTAACGGGCAACATAAGTTCAAGTTCATTTGAGAAACGAACAGATGAGGCAAGAAAAGTTTCATCTATGGAATTTGGATATATGTATGCATTTAAATACGATCCAAAACATAAAGCAGACTTGCCGTATTACGATACATTTCCTCTGATATTTCCTGTTAAGATGGAATCAGATGGATTTTTAGGAATTAACTTTCACTATCTACCTCCAATTTTACGTGCTAAATTGATGGACGCTTTGTATTCTAATTTAACAAATAAAAAATATGATGATACGACAAGAATGAAAATTTCATATAGCATTCTTCAAAGCGCATCTAAGTATAGATATTTTAAACCAACTCTTAAGAAATACTTAAGAACTCATGTTCGTTCTCAATTTTTAGAGATACAAGTAAAAGAATGGGATATTGCATTATTTCTACCGACCGAGTCGTTTAGAAAAGCAGACACCGGCCGCGTCTGGGAAGAGTCACGTAAAAAATTAGGAAGAGCATAACATGGCATTAGGTAACACTACAACCAGCTTCTCGATTTCAAAATTAAGGTCTTCTGTTGGTGCGGTTGCCCGTCCAAATCTGTTTGTTGCTAGACTTACTGGCTGGAACCTTTTCGCCAGCGACATGCCCGATTTTTCATATAGGTGTGAAAAGGCAGAATTTCCCGGAAGAACAATCGCAACAACAGATGATACTTTTTCGGGACCCACACTGAAACTACCATACGATATGACTTATAATGATATTACACTGTCTATTATTTGTTCTGAAGATATGAAAGAGCGTGTATTTTTTGAGGGATGGATGGATAGAATAATTAAACCTGCTGGCGATAGACAAGCGGGACTCGTATCATATCATAGAGAATACGCCAGAGGGATTAATCTAGAAGTTGATCAATTGTCTTCGGATGGCGGCAAACCTATTATAAGATATATTTGTGTAGATGCATATCCTATAGCAATAACCCCAATGAATGCTACTTGGGAAGAAGTAAATACCTATCAGCGTTTTGGAATAACGTTTACCTATCGATATCATAAATTTGAGACTTGATAATTTTTTAATATAACTGGAGAAATACTATGGCATTACCTAAATTTAATAACCCAATCTTTGAATTGACTTTACCCTCGACCGGCCAAGCTGTCAAATACCGTCCATTTTTAGTAAAAGAACAAAAAATTCTTTTGCTTGCTATGGAAGGAGATGATCAAAAAGACACACTAACAGCAATCAAACAGATTGTTGGCAATTGCGCTGTTGATGATATTGATTCCAGCAAACTAGCATTATTTGATTTAGAATATT